TTCGGATTTTGGAACTTTAGGAGATGCGACAATCGTAGCTGGCGAAATAACAGCAGTATCTGGAACTCCAACGTGGTTTCAGTTTGATGTAAAAGGTAACAGTTCAATGGAAACTGCAATTACTTCAAGCCGAGAAAACGGAACAACTTTCTACGATACTACATTAAATATGACTTTGACTTTTCAAGACAAAGCTACACAAGAAGAACTTAAATTAATCGCACACGCTCGTCCACACGTAGCAGTTGAAGATTACAACGGGAACTTCTTTTTAGTAGGACTTGAAAATGGCGGCGATGTAAACGGTGGGACTATCGTTACAGGTGCTGCAATGGGAGATTTAACTGGTTACACATTAACGGTAAATGCACAAGAAACTGCACCACCTTACTTTGTAACTTCAACTGTTATCACTGATGATGCTTCAGCGGTTCAAATTGACCCAACAGCATAATTAGTAATTTTACTTGTAAATTAGGGTTATCTTAACGGATAGCCCTTTTTTTATACCTACACAATACAAAATATTTGTTTTTTATTTATATATTAATATGAAGTTAATAACCACAAGCGGAAACAAAACCTTTAAAATAATTCCCAGAGAATTTACGGTTGGCACTTTGAACTTGAAACTAACAAGCGAAAGTACAAATAAAAGTATTACAGTTAATGCTACTTCAGTAATTGACGGTAATTATATTTCTTTTGATGCAGTTTTTGGTACTTTAACTGAAAGCGATTTTTATATTTTAGAAGTTAGTTATACAAACAATATAATTTATAAAGATAAGATTTTTTGCACAGACCAAGCAATTAACCAAAGTAATGATGAATATTACAGCGTTAATAAAGACCAATATATAAGTGAAGAAAGTTCGGATAACGAATTTATAATAATATAAATATGAACGATTTAAGAATAGTAAATTTAAGTACTTACACAACGCCAGAAATTGTTGAGAAATCAAACAAAGAGTGGGTTAGCTATGGCTCTAATAACCAGTATTTTAAGTATTTAATTGACCGTTACAATGGTAGTCCAACAAATAACGCTATTATTAACGGTATTAGCGAGATGATTTACGGACGTGGACTAGATGCTTTAAATTCAAATAAAAAGCCAGAGCAATACGCTAAAATGATTTCTTTGTTTCATAAAGATATGGTACGTAAATTATGCTATGACCTTAAATTAATGGGTCAATGTTCTATGCAAGTCATTTACAGTAAAGACCGAAAAACTATTGCACAAGTTGAGCATATACCTGTTGAAAATTTAAGAGCTGAAAAATGCAACGACAAAGGCGAAATTGAAGCATACTATTATGCTGATGATTGGAGCAAGGTTAAAAACGTAGGTCACACAACTAGAATACCAGCTTTTGGTTGTAGTAAAGAAAATATAGAGATTATATATGTAAAGCCTTACAGAGCTGGTTATAAATATTATTCTAGTCCAGATTATGCTGGTGGCTTACAATATGCGGAACTAGAGCAAGAAATAAGTAACTATCATTTGAACAATATCCTGAACGGATTAGCTCCGTCAATGCTCATTAATTTCAATAATGGAACACCAAACGCAGAAGAACGCCAAGCCTTAGAAAATCGTATTTATTCTAAATTTTCAGGAAGTAGCAATGCTGGTAAATTCATTTTAGCCTTTAACGACAATCCAGAAAGTGCAGCAACTATTGAACCTATACAATTAAGTGATGCACATAACCAATATCAATTTTTAAGTGATGAAAGTTCTAAAAAAGTAATGGTATCTCATAGGGTTGTAAGTCCTATGCTTTTAGGTATTAAAGACAATAGTGGACTAGGTAACAACGCAGATGAGCTAAAGACTGCATCTACTTTAATGGATAACACCGTTATAAGACCATTTCAAACGCTTTTAATTGATGCCTTTGATAGTATATTAGCTTACAACCAAATGAGCCTTAAATTGTACTTTAAAACGCTTCAACCATTAGAATTTACAGACTTAGAAAACGTTGAGGACGCAGAAACAAGAGAAGAAGAAACAGGGGTTAAACTTAGCCAGGAATTACCTGATGAGTTAGGCAGTACTATCGCTGATGAATTAATCGACTTAGGAGAGAGTGAAGAAGAACTACTATCCGAATATGATTTAGTAGATGAAAGCGAGGTTGATTATGAACTAAACGATGAACTTGACGAAGTTATTACAGACTTAAACACTGAACCAGGAAAAGACGAAACCACATTATCTAAAATATGGAATTTTGTTAGTACTGGAACAGCAAAGCCAAACGCAAAAAGTACACAAGACGGTAAGTCAAAACAAGACAGTCAAAAAGGCGTTCAGTTTTTAGTACGTTATTCTTATGCACCAGAAAAGGCTGGTTCAAATAGCCGACAATTTTGTTCTAAAATGGTAGGTGCTAAAAAAGTATATCGCAAAGAGGATATAGTTGCAATGGGAAATAAAGCTGTTAATCCTGGCTTTGGAAAAGGTGGCTCTGACAGCTATTCGGTCTGGCTCTGGAAAGGTGGTGCAAGATGTAATCATAAATGGTTCAGAAAAACATACCAGATTAAAAACGGAGAAAAAAGCCAAATAACAAGCGGTCAAGCTAAAAGTAAAGGTTTTAAATTTCCTAAGAACGCTCAAAAAGTACCAGTAGCACCAAAGGATATGAAGTATAAAGGTTATACAGCCGAATATTGGAACAAAATGAAATTCAAAAACTAAATGGCAACAGCATTATTTATATCAAGAACTGACTTAGTAAGAAATTCTATATTAGACGGAAACGTTGATACAGATAAATTTATACAATTTATTAAACTAGGTCAAGAAATAGATATTCAAAACTTACTAGGAACGGATTTATACAACCGAATAAGTACAGACATTGAAAATAGTACTTTAACAGGTGATTATTTAGCACTTGTACAAGATTATGTACAACCAACTTTAATATGGTTCGCACAAGTTAATTATATACCATTTGCAGCTTATCAAATTAAAAACGGTGGCGTATTTAAACATTCAAGCGAAACAGCTGAAAACGTAAATAAAACAGAGGTTGATTATTTAGTAGGCAAGGCAAGAGAGTACGCAAATTATTACAGTACAAGATTAGTCGATTATTTATGTTTTAATCAATCTAAGTTCCCAGAATACACAAGCAATACAAATGACGATATAAGTCCTGATACAGATACTGTTTTTAACGGTTGGGTTTTATGAAATATAAAGTAAAGAAAAAAAACTTAAATAAGTTGATGTCTTATTTAAAGAAACAAAACAAACCTTTAATAAAGGAAAAGGCTAAATGATTAATAACGTTTTAAAAGCTAAAACAAGGGAATACACTAGCAGGGGTTTAACAACCGAAAAAATATCTGTTACGTGGAGGCACTACATAAGTGGTATTAGTACTTACACGCTTTTTGGCACAGGTGCATCTACTGCGTTTCCTTATGCTTATGGCGGTATTGGAGTTCCTTATGATGCTTATTTTAGTCAATTTCAATTGTCATCTATGCCTTACTCAAGTAGACAGTTTCCTAATGGTAGCTCTTTGACTTTAAGCGTTTATATAGACGGAGTTTTAAAAGGTAGTCAAACAAGTGCTTACGGCAATAATGTTAGAGAAGTAGTAATTTTAGATTTTGGTAGGTCAATAGAAATAAACAGAGGTCAGGTGGTAACGCTTAGATTACAAGTAAATGGTCAGTGGTGGTATTGTACTAGCACTTCAATAATAATAGAGAGATAATGAAAAAGCCAATTTTAGCATTAGTGCCTAGTGCATATAAAACTCAAAAAGTTTATTCAGTTTTACCAGTAAATGGTGACGGAGATTTTGATTTTTTTAGGTTTGGAGATGCTACAAGAATAAAGGAAAACGGTTTAATTGAAAATATTGTAGGCTCAAATAATCCGAGATTAAATTGGAGTGGCGAATGTCCTAGTCTTTTAATGGAGGGTACTTCAACAAACTTACAAATTAGAAGCGAAGAGTTTGACAATGCAGCGTGGACTAAAACATTTATAACAGTTACTGCAAACGATACAATTTCACCAGACGGAACAGAAAGTGCTGATAAATTACAAAGAACAAATACTGCTGCTAGTGCTATATATGACGCTATAACTATAGGATATGGTCAAAAGACTTACACTAATTCAATTTTTGTAAAAAAAGGTGAGGGTAGCTTTTTAGCAATTAGAGCTAGAGGCTCTGGGGCGTGGGTAGATTTAAGATTTAATTTTTTAACTAAGCAAATAATTTCTTACACTGCAACAAGTTTATTTACTGCTATAAGCTCAAAGGTTGAGGAATTTGACAATGGTTGGTTTAGAATATACTTTACATATATAACTGATGGATATAATATATTGACGCACTCTTTTAGTCCTAGATTTACACAGGGCGATATTGATGACACAGACGTAAACAACAATGCTAATTGTTATATATGGGGTTCACAAGTTGAGGAACAAATATATGGTTCAAGCTATATAAAAACAGAGAGTAGTCAAACCACAAGAGCATTAGAACGGAGAATATCAACTACATTAAGCGGTCAAACACAATTCAATTCAAATCAAGGAGTTGCATTTATAGACGTTAAACCTTTTCCAGTCGATGCAAGTGATACAAATGGAAACATAATATCATTAAGAGGAGGTTCGTATAGCTTAATGTTTTTTAGGTTTAAAACAAATGTTTTAGAATTTTACGCTCACGATGCACCAGCTGGTTCGGCAATAATTGACTATGATTATACGCATAGTGGTGGCAGAATTAAGGCAGCTATAAAGTGGAACAACGGTAATTATTCTATTTTTGCAAACGGACAACTTTTAAATAGTTACTTAAATACTAGCAGATTTTTAACGGACTTAGATACATTCCAATTTCAACAATCAACAAGTCTTTATGAATTTGAGGGTGAAGTTTATGGAATACAAGTTTTTGACGAAGCCTTAGATGATGCAGAAATTAAAAAATTAACGGAATTATGAAAATAGGCAAATACGAATTTAAAGACAAAGAACAAGTTAAAGAAAAAATTGAGGACTTAGGTGTGGACTATGACTTTGAGGGCAACCAATATCCAACACACAACCATACTATTGTTGAGCTAGGAAATATCGTTTTACAAAAGGGTGAATACGAAATTAAAGACGGAGAAATGCAAATGATTAAAGAGCCTATTTTAAGCGACAAATATCACGTGGACGTTATTTGGAGTGACTTAAAAGACCACCCTTGGGGCTGGAAAACTTATAGTTGCGACTTAGACACAGAGGGAATGCACAGTTTTTATGGGCTTTCATATTTAGAATATAAAATAAAATAATAATGGCAAATAATATAAATTGGGGTGAAATATATTGTTATTCACATTGGGGTGATGACAAAAACAAAGCTAGTGTACCAGAGTTCCCAGAGTTTTGTGCAATAGTACAGGGACTTTGCGGTACTCAATATTCATATACAGGTGGAGAGAAATTTCCTACTCTTTTAAATATTAACTTAGGAGCTGGAACAGGAACTGTAACGCTTAATTTTAATGCTAAAAACATACCAGATAAATTTGAGGTTTGGTTTGACGGTGTTAAAGTTATTGATACAGGTTATAGGGGTTTAGCAACAGAACAAACTAACCTAGATAACGCTTTAGCTTTAAGAGGTTTGCCTAGTGAAACAATAGCTGGAACTGGTACAGGAACTGCTAATTTTAATAAAACAACAAACACAGAGGTAGCTTTAGTCAAAGTTTACGCACCATTAGATGGTACTTCGTGGGATATAACATTGGGTTGCCCAGTATAAAATTATGACATTACAAGATTTGAAAATAGCGATATTAAATGCAGTTACCTTTGGGGTGAGCTTTACGCATATAGAAAATGGTTTAAAAATTATATTATTGCTTTTATCCATAGGATATACGGCACAAAAAATATACGAAACGCACAAGAAAAAAAATGACTAAAAATTTTAGTATAAAAGAATTTGAGTGTAAATGTGGCTGTGAAATGCCTGATGATGTTTTAGTAAATATAACTAAACTAGCACACCAATTGCAGTACGTTAGGGATAATGTAGCGATGCCTATAATAATTAATAGTGCTTATAGATGTGAAGCACATAATAGTTCAGATGCAGTTAAAGGTTCTAAAAACTCTCAACACTTACTAGGCAAAGCAGCTGATATTGTTATTCAAGGACTTGACCCTGTTTTAGATACTTACGACTATTTAGACGACCTTATGTTATCTGGTGAAATACTTCAAGGCGGTTTGGGAATGTACAAAACGTTTACTCATTATGATATAAGGGGAAAAAATAAAGCACGTTGGAATAATGCCTAAATATAAAGATAAAAACGGAACAACAAGGGTTGGTGATGCTTTACGTTGGTTGTTAAAGCAAGGCAAAGAAGTTGCACCAGAACTATTAAAAATAGCTGGTAACGTTACAGGAATAGAAGCACTAGATGTTTTAGCTTCTAAAATTAGTACAGACGAAAAATTAAGCGAAGCAGATAAACAAGTTTTATTAGAAGAATTAAATTTTGATAAAATAGAAATGCAAGAAACTACAAAAAGGTGGGTTTCAGATAATAATACAGATAGTTATTTAACACAAAATATAAGACCTTTAACCCTTGCATTTTTAACAGCTACATTATTTATATATATTATATTAGATAGTTCATTAGATGGCTTTAAAATAGACCCCAACTGGATTGATTTACTTTCTTCTTTATTACTTTTGGTTTACGGTGGATATTTCGGTATGCGTTCGGCAGAGAAAATAACTAAGCATTGGAAAAATAAATAACTTTTTTCTTTTTTTTTAAAAATAAAATATATAACTTTGAATTTTTTATTAAAACTAGACATTTAGTTAAATGTTTTGTTGCCCTTAAAGGCATAAAAAACAAATACAAAATAAATAGATATAAAAAGTTAAATAAAATATAAGACTTAGGAGAACTAATCAAATGGCAAAAAAAACACAACGTAAAAAATTAATAGAAAAACTAGACAAAATATTTAGTATATATATAAGACGTAGAAAAGCCATTAATGATATATCTGAATGTTTCACTTGTGGCAAACAAGACCATTGGAAGAAGCTACAAAACGGACATTTCCAAAGTCGCAAACATTATTCTACAAGGTGGCACGAATTAAATTGTCAGGTTCAATGTGCTGGTTGCAATGTTTTTAGATATGGAGAACAATATAAATTTGCTAAGAACTTAGACAATACTTATTATGATGGTTTAGCAGAAGAACTACATA